TCATGGTGCCCTGCGCCATGATCTTTTCCCACTCAGCCTCAGAAGTAGCAGCAGACTTCATTATGGTCGCTTTCGCTTCCGCCTCGACAAGTTTTAGATTTGCCGCAGCCGCCTGCGCGTCAGCTTTACCTTTCAGCCAACCGCCAGCTAATTCAGTTATTGGTCCAATTAAAGCTTGTAGCATCTATTTGCCCCCTGCCATGTTTGAAAAGCCAAAAGATGCGGCGGTAACACCTGAAACCGCAACGACGTACACCGCTGCAATGTCCGCAAGCAAGCCCGCCGCCGTATCTAAACCTAGAAAAGACGCCAAAACGATTAATAACGGGTACGCCAGCATTCCGCTCAAAGCAAACCATGTCATTCGAAGCTGCGCGTCGCGCTTGTGATCAGCGTCTTCCATCTGACGCCGACGATCTTCAAGCATTATTTCACGCTCATCGGGGTCAATGGTCCCATTAGAGTTAAGGTCATAGTCATCCTTCGTCATTCGCGTACCTTTCAGCTATGCGCTTATGATGCGTGATTATAACCACTTTTCCTGATTTGTCATATACCACGTATTGCCTCAGCTTATTGTACCTTAACGTCGAGGCAAAAGAGTCCGCTGTATTGGTGCTTTTTGAGGACTTTTGCTTGGCTTTTTTCGGCATAACACGCGTCTTCAGTAGGAAATACACCTAATTGATAATGCTCTAAAGTGCCATTTTGAAGGTGTATCCAGACCAAAACCCACATTACCAGCGATCCAAATAAACGCCTAAATAATATATGCCCAAAATAACACCTGTTGCAGCAAGAGTAATAACAGTAATAGTCTGTATAAGCTCAATTTGCTCCTCACGCTTTTTTGCGGCGGCTTTTTTGGCCTCTTGTCGCGCCTTACGTGCTTCGGCTTGCCACTGTATCCATCGATCCCACTGCCCCGGACGCCCGTACAAGCGAATATAGCTTTCAAGCTCCTTACGTTGCTCTCTAAGCTTTTCAAGCTGCTGAAACTCTTCCCAATCGCCCTCAGAACCACCCGTAATTGCGGTTATGGGGCTGTTTTTCTTCTTTTGAACAGCGTCTTTTAACTCTTCTTCGGCCGTCAAAAACTTACCAACCGACGCCATAAGGTCCGCACCCTCACGCCCGTTCTGGATACACGTGCGGATGACACTGTAGGCCGCGTTAGCGGCAGCTATGGTTTCAAGTATTGCCATTAGACCAGTGGATACTCCCGTGGACAAAAGTAATCGGGGCTTACACGGTAAACCCTATCATAATATCCATACTTTTTGAATCCACAGTCGTAAAAGCACGCCTTGTAAAAGCCTAACTGAAAACTATGCCCCCAAGCTATGAGGACAAGCGTGCACATCAGGCTTTTTTCTTCTTCTTACGCGAACGGTTCATGTCCAGCGCGATAGCCACTGCTTGCTTCTGCTTATAGCCTTCGTCCATAAGCTTTTTAATCTTTTTACTAACGTATGCATCGTCCGTTTGCTTTGAATTAAGCGCTCTTGAAATTGCCACCGCGTAAGGCCGCTCCCATGCCACGTTTTTTGCCAGAGGTGATCTGTGCTTTTGCCGTGTTTGGCGTCTTTTCTTCCTTCATTTCACAAAAAGGAATTTTACCTTGGCCTTTGATGTCCGCATACTTTTGTGGTTTAGGCGCCGCTGCGCCGGGGCCACTTACGATCTTAACTGATGCCATTACTGTCTCCGTTGCTGTTGTTGCGCCTGCAAGCGTAGTATCTCACGTTCTGCGCTTGCTTGCAATTTTTGGTTTGCCATACGCTCTTGCTGCTGCATGCGCTGCTGGAATTCCTGCGCACGTTGCGCCGCTTTCTGCTGATCAAGCTGCAATTCGGCCTGATCGTTCGCAATATCCGCCTGAACCTGTTGTGCCTTGATCTGCATTTCTTGCTCTTTCAAAGCAACCAGTGGGTCGGGACCTTGCTGACCCTCGCCCGCGATTTCGGCAGACAAAGCCTTGATGTTCTGCATTTCCGTCGCAACTTGCTGCGCAATAAGCTTGTTTAGCTCCGCTTCGATCTGAGGCGTAATCTGCTGACCTTGCAGCTGCTGCGCAAACTGCTGTTGAACAGTTTCTTGCGCCTTTATTTGCGCATGCTGCATAATGTGCTTCTGCAAATTGATCGCCACAATCGGCTGCTGCTGCGCAATCGGGCTGGAACCAAAGATTAAGTGCGCCCGAACGTGCGCTTCGTGATCCTGACCCGCAAACGCAGTCAGCTGAATTTGGTCCAGAGCGTCCATATTCTCCTGTGCAGGGTCTTTTGGCTGCGCTTCTTGTGTTGGCTTGGGTTTGAGTAGTTTGTCCACCTCACGGACGCCCAGAGCGTCGTACATACGTCTGTACGCCTCATGTACGTCGTGCAAGTCCGGCGCCTGCATCGCAAGCTGCATTTGTGTCTGCGCTAACGCAATGCGCTGGGCCTGACTAAAGATATTTGGGTTAGAAACAGGCACAATATCGACGCGATCATCAAAATCCTGCGCCATAATCTCCTGATCGCCGCCCGCTACAGAAAACGGATACCGCTGCGGCAAACTTTCGGACATAACACGCGCCAAAAGCTTGAATTCTTGCTTCATTGCGTAGTGCAGCCGCTTGTGCACCGCACTCATGACCCGTGAACCCTGCTCCAACATCGCTACCGTCGTTCCAACGGCCGCTTGCTGGTTGCCATCGCCCACTTTCATGTCCGTAATCGTCGCAAACCGCTGCCCAGCCTGCACAACAAAGCCCAAAAGGTTAAACAACGTCGCATCCGGCCCTTTAAACGGCAAAGGCATCAAACTATCGCGAATTGCGCCGCCGGGGCTGTCTACATCACGGAATTCGCCCGGTTGTAGCGGTTCCGCGTCCTCACGAATGCGCAATCCGCGCGCTTTAAAGCCCGCAGGCAAGTTTGAAAGCGTTCCAGCATCGATCAACTGGCGCAAAGCCGCCGTTGCCGTGCGAGATAGACCACCAATCGTGTGAATGAGGCCCAAACCATAAAAACCAAAGCCCGGAAGGAACTTATAATGCGTGAAATACTGGATTTTCTTGCGATCTTCGTCGTTTTCTTTGTAATTTCGACGAATTGACAGGATTGCACCCGTGTCTTCCGCAATCGTAACCACATATGGCACCATAATACCGGTAGGTTCGCCCTCTTCATCCACATCTTCGTAGCCCGCAAGCTCCAAATCCACGTGGAATTCAAGCAAAGTGACGTCATAATCAATGTTTGACGGCTTTACACCATCAATATCATCGATTGTATCCATCGTATCGTCCGCAGGAGCCTGCGAAGGATGCACAACAACGTCCCGATAGAATCCCTCAAGCTGCAATTTGCGCATATTGTTCCACGGCATGCGCACAACTTGCGCCACAAACGGCGAAGTTTCCAAATCCGCCGCGTCATACGGTACAACTAGGTTCTCCGCAGGCACAAATTTGCTTACCGCACGCCGCATTGCAGCGTCAAAGTACGTCTTTTTGAACGTAGAACCCGCCAAAGGCAGATAAAACAGCATCTGATCCATCTCAGGCGTGAATTCTTCCATCACATTCGTGATGTAATAGTTCATAAACTCCTTAACACGGCCCGATTGCGCCTCTTTTTCAGGCGTCCGCTCACCCATAATCTGGGTCCGAACCGGCCCTTCCGGCGGCAGTAGCTCATTAAACGCTTGCGCTTGGAATTGTGTGGCCGCTTCTGCAAGCATAGGGTGTGTTACGCCCGTCGCCCCACGGAAAGGTTGTGTTCTTTCCTCATATTTGAAGCCCAAAAGCTCCAAACCCTTATTGTACTCGTCTTCCCAATCCATGCGGCTGTCGCGCGCGCTCTCATACTGCGCCATCAAGTCCGACGCCAGCATTCCAAGCTCGCCGTCGTCCATAAAATCCGCCAAATTGGCCGTATGGTCCTCTTCCCCGGCCATTCGAGCCATTTCGGGGTCAAAATCTACAATTACACCGCCGTCTTCAATCTCTTCAATGTCAATCCCGTCCGCAAGGTCCGCTCGACCCATAACCGCACCCGGCATTTCAATATCTAAGTCGTCCATAACCCCAACAAGGTCAGGATTGTCGTTCTGACGCTCAACTAACGACGCTACTGGATTTCGTGGTGGTAAAGCCATGTATTTTCTCCAAAGTTAACGTCAAACTAGCACGTCAACCCCTAATTTACTAGCGAAACATCCCGCGCGCGATCTCGTTCAAAGAACCAACCCCAACAGGACCGCCCCGTGCATATCCGCGTGATTTGCGCAAACTCAAAATAAATTCGGCCGCGCGCTGCATTCCTTCTGCCCCCTCAAACATTTTCCGTAATTCCGGCGTATTTACGATGCCAGACTCTTTGTATTCCCGAAAATCGGTGGTTTCAGGGAAATCTTGTAGGTGAGTAAGGTGCCCATCGTGCGAACGATTGACTTTCTGTAGCGCAACATCAGGATTAGCCGCCATATACTCCTCAACACGGTTAGGATGCACAACATCCCCCGTTTCAGAGTAATAAACCGTTGGATAATTAAACTTTGACGGCTGCTCATAAAACTCCGCCAACGTTTCACCATATAAATAATCGTCGCCCCTGATTAAGTTTTTAGCCGTATTTGCCGCAGCCTCTCCAAATTGCGCAGTAAATCGCTCCGGATCAGACCGATACAAGTCCAAAACTTTATGCGCGCCGCGATGTCGGTATTCATGCGCCTGTATCTCAGGCATATACATGCCATATCCGGGGTCAATCGTTAACACATCCCCACGTGATTCATAAGAATCCGTTGGATACATGCCCTGTGGGTTCCTATCCACAACCGCAACATCCGGATCAAAGCCTAATTGAGACAACGGGTCATGCAAATGTTTTTGCATGTCCGCCGCATACTCAACATTAGCCAAAGCTTCTAACTCTTCACGGCTCACTTCTCCGCCATTTGCAAAGTTTTGCGGATCAAAACGCTCCAAAGTCACATAACCCTGATCCATAGCGTCCTTAATCGCCGCTTCCATCGTATCAAAACCCTCAGTGTCACCCATAGGCTCCCTAGACCGACGATCTATATACGAAATCCGATACTTCCCCGGATATACCGTGCTCGGCGTAATAATCGCCTCAGTGTTCCGGTTCGTCAATGACACACCACCACGCGAATTAGACAACAAGCGCGCCGCCTCTTCCTTCGCACGTATGCTCTTCTCCGCAACAGCCATAGGATCAAACGTCGGATCACCCATCTGACGACGCAAACCCTCTACCTGTAAAACCGCATCCTTCGCATCACGTACCGCATTGTCATACGCCGCCAACTGATCAACAGGCAAATTGTCCCGCGGGCCGCGACCCCCAACCATATTAACAACAGCCGGGTTCAACTTGCCAAAGTCCGCGAGCCGCGTACCACTGGCCACGGCCCCCGTGCCCGCTGTACCACCCGCTAAACTCAAAGCCTGCAAAGCCTGATCCCGCGTAACAACCGGCATACCCGTTTCGTCATACGACGGCGTCGCAACAGCCTTGATCGTATCCGCAAAATCCGTAGCCGTGCCCTTTATTGTCTCAACAGGGTTTTTAAACAAAGCCTGCGCATACGCATCGATGCCCGCGCCTAACTTCTCACCCGGACTTTCGTAATCCTCAATATACCCACCAATGACGTTCTCACCCAGAACGTTGGCAATCCCCTTCAACCGCTCAACAGGCGTGCCCTCTCTCAAGCGGCGCATCACCTCTTCTTTTGTCAGAACGTCTTCTTCCATCAAAAAC